CAGAACAAGTTACAGAACAAGTTACAGAACAAGTTACAGAACAAGTTACAGAACAAGTACCAGTAGTTTCTAATTGGGTCGATGGGCTGAGCGAAGATGCCAAGAAATTTGTAGGGAATAAGAAATATGAATCTCCTGAAGATGTGGTCAATTCGTATATGCACCTGGAGAAACATTTAGGTGTTCCAAAAGATAGATTAATTAAACTACCGGAAAATGCAGATGATCCAGCATATTCGGAAGTATATTCTAAATTGGGAAGACCAGATACTTTTGAAGGGTATGATTTAAAAGTGGATGAGGGGATGGAAGCATCTTCTTTAGATTGGGTTAAGGATACTTTCTTTGAAGCAGGCCTGACTAAAAAACAAGCTGAGACTATTTTTGCCAAATACCAAGAAAATACTGCCGCCGATATGGATGCCCATGAGGAATCTTTCTTGAAAGAAATAGAGTCTGAGAAAGAACAATTAAAAGAAACCTGGGGGGCTGCACATGATAAAAAACTTAATGTGGCCAAAAGTGTAGTCAACCAATTTCAGTTCGATGCGGCCACAGTGGGGGCATTGCAGGGAGCTTTAGGATACTCTAAGACTATGGAATTTCTAGCGGATCTGGGAACTAAGATTGGTGAAGCAGGATATGTTGGAGGGGACAATGTGCCAATGGCCCCTGCAGAAGCGGATGCAGAATTGGCAAGATTGAAGAAAGACGCCAACTTCATTGCTAAATATAAAGCTGGGGATGCTGATGCAAAAGCTAGATTTGCCAGCTTGAACAAAATGGCAATAAATTTTAGCGATTGATTTTTGTGCAATAGGGTATTATTATGGAAGCAGTTGAGTTAAAAATTAGAATTTTTGAGAAGGTCTATGCGACGGGGTTGGAACAGTCCGATGTTGATGCTAGAGTTAATCATTATTTTGATTTGATTATGAATACTAAAGTCGGGCAATTAGCTAATAAGCAATCCGATGGCCGTGGGGAAGACCGCAAAAAGAATCCGAAACGAAAGTAAGGGTTTAAATTGTTGGCCCTGTTTATGCAGACAAGCCGAAAAAAGAAGTTAATATTAAACTAATTTTGGAGGTAGAGTAATGTCTGCAAATCTATTAAATCTATTCGCTAAACAATTTTCTAGTTCTTTCGAGCTACTTGTTCAGCAAATGGACTCACGTTTTAAAGGTACAATTTCAGAAGGTTCATACCAAGGTGAAGGCGCTTCGGCGGTTGACCAGTATGGTGATCTTCAAATGCAAACTCCCGCAGGGCGTTTTGCTCCACTTAATCGGCAAGATCTAGTGGCAGATAGGCGGTGGTTATTTCCTACAGATAAGGAAGCTGCTGCACTTGTCGATACATTCGATAAGTTAAAAATGGTTCATGAACCAGAGTCTCCAACTATGACAGCTATTCTTTCAGCTTCGGCCAGAGAATTTGATGACAGAGTTATTTCAGGGATTTTCGGTACGAACTATACGGCCAAAGATGGGTCAACTTCTACAAGTTTCCTAGCAGGAAATCAGATTGGAGTTAACTATGGTTCGTCTGCAAATACTGGTCTTAAAGTTACTAAGATTAAAAAAGCCATTCAGTTATTTCTTTCTCACAATGTTGATTTAGACAGAGAAGAATTATACATGCCTATTAATAGTACAGCGTATTTGTCTCTTATGAATGACATTCAAACTCAAGATGCTGACTTCAAAGAAGCATTAGGGATTGAGTATAGAAATGGTCTTCTTGTAAGAATCTTAGGAATCAATGTTTTCCATACAGAGCGACTCCCGGTTGACGGAAGTTCATATCGTAGAATCCCAGTTTATTGTAAGTCTGGTGTTCACGGTGGAATCTGGGAAAGCCCAATGGTTCAAGTTTCTCAAAGAGATGATCTATCAAGTCTTCCATACCAAGTTTACTGTAAAATGAGCATGGCAGCTTGTAGAACTCAAGAGAAGAAACTTGTTGAAATTAAGTGTGCGGAATAATTTTAATTAATAAGGAGTTTATATGTCAGTAGTTGATTTAAAATCACAAAGCATAACAGACAGAGAAGCGGCTAATCCCCAAGTATCTCAGAAGTCTATTTTAAGTAAAGGGGATGTTTGCGAAGCAATTGGAGTTATCGCTTTAGGTAATGATGATACTTCTGCAAGTAAGTATCGGTTTTGTCAGGTGCCTTCAAACGCTAGAATAAGCAAGGTTATCTTTGCTTGTACGGACGCAGGAACGGCAGGAACTATGGATGTTGGTATCTACCAAACTATCGAAAACGGTGGGGCGTTAGTGGATATTGATTTCTTTGCGAGTGCCCAGGCACTAACTTCGGCTTTAGGTAATACAGATATTACTCATGAGTCTGGGGAATACGCAATTTCTGAAAGTGACAAGCCTTTATGGCAAGCACTTGGATTGTCGGCAGACCCAGGGATTGACTATGATGTGGTTGGATTTCTCCAAGCAACTATTAGTGATGACACAGCCGCGACAGTATCAGTCAAAGTAGAATACGTTTTATAAAAAGGAAATAGGGGGCTAAAGGCCCCCTTTAATTAGGAGTTATATGGCGACAAGACGATATAGTGTCAATCCTCAAGACCCAATTGAAAGTGTAACGGAAGCAGCGGGATCGGCGACAGCCACTAAAGCTATTGAAGTTACTTTTGATCTAGCCACTACAGTTGTAAATGTTGACACCGGAGATGGCGCGGCCACTAGAGGTTTAACACAACTTGAAGTGATTGATGGACTTAAGAAAATTATTTCTTATATTGAAAGTGATACTTATCCACCAGCATAGGAGAATAACATGGCAAAGCCATTAGGTTATCAGCAGATAACATCTTTGGGTACGGCGGTGGCTTTGACTGTGCCGGATCATGCATCAAAAGCAGTAATCATGTGTACAGGGCCAGGAGTTAGATATAGAGATGATGGGGCAAGTCCCACAGCTTCAGCAGGTATGTTTATTCCAGCAAACACAATAATTGAATTTACTAGCGGGCTAGCAGACCTAAAGTTTATTGAGATTTCTGGAAGTGCAATATTGAATATTTCATATTATGGTTCTTATTCATAAGGGAGCAAGGTGGCAAGTGTCGTTGATATTTGGAATAGGTCACTTCAAGAATTAGGGGCGACCAGGGTAACTGCCCTGACAGATACTACATCATCTGCCAGGGAGTGTAACCAATGTTACGATATCCAAAGACATCTATTGCTATCTGAATTTGATTGGAACTGTGCTAGGAAGAGGGGGCAGCTTGCAGCAGACGCCACGGCGCCGGTTTTCGGCAAGTCTTTCAAATATCCTTTGCCTTCTGATTTTTTACGACTGGCAATTCAAGATGATTCCAAAAGAATAACAAACACAGACTGGCAGATAGAAAGCGGGGATATTCACACTAATGATGTGGCCCCTCTCAATATTGTCTACATTTTTGACTTAACTGATCCAAATGTTATGGACGTATTTTTCAGAGAAGCATTAGCACTTAAGATGGCTTTGGCAATGTGTGAGGCCATAACTCAATCCAATTCAAAACAAGGCATCATATCAGCTAAATATGAAGAGAGTATTAAGAGTGCCCGGAGAAGTAATGCTTTCATGAATAAGCCCAGGCCACTACTTGACGGATCTTTCATAACATCGAGGAATTAGATGCCAAAAGTATCACCCGTTCAAACCAGTTTCGCAGGCGGGGAGTATAGCCCCCAAGTGCAAGGCAGAATAGATTCCGAGAGATATAATTCGGGGTTAGATACTTGTCTCAATTATCTACCAACAATCCAAGGAAGTTTAACTAGAAGACCTGGATCAGTATATGTGGCCAACACCAAGTCAAATGGGTTTAGTATATTAAGGCATTTTGTGTTTGCAGTGGACCAGGCTTTTATGCTCGAATTTAGCGACAGCTTAATAAGAGTTTATAAAGACGGGGCTTTAATTGAAGACCCCCTCACATCGGCGCCATTGGAGATAGTGACCCCGTACTCTGAATCCGAACTTCGTAGGCTTCAGTTTACCCAAAGTTCTGATTATTTAATCATCACCCATCCCAGCCACCATCCTAGAACTTTGATTAGAAAATCAAATATTAAGTGGTTATTCGACCAGCCTGAGATTACTGATGGGCCATACATGAATATAAGTCAGTCCCAATTTTTAAGCGACAATGGCACGGCCATAAACTTAACACCAGGGGCGGCTACAGGGACAGGCGTATCCGTAGTGACAGGACCAGCGGTAAACATATCGGGTGCGGCGGACAATGGTGCGGGGTTGATACGGGTAACGTGTTCAGCAGATCATGGAAGAATCACAGGGGACTCAGTAGAAGTTACCTCAGTTACAGGAGCGGGCGGACTAGATACCGCCATTAATGATAACTGGGATTTTATAACAGTTATAAGTGCCACAGTGTTTGATTTGGATTCATCAGTTTTCGCAGGAACGTATACGTCAGGGGGGGGAGTGTACCCTGGGATATTTAGATCAGGAGATGTAGGGAGGTTACTTAGGGTAAGGGAAGGATCTACTTGGGGCTGGGGGGTTATATCTCAGTACAATAGTTATTCTTCAATTCAAGTGGGTATCGAAAAGACATTTACTAATACAAGCGCCAAAGCATTTTTTAGATTAGGTGTGTGGTCAGCCACTACTGGTTTTCCGAACTCAGCCACCTTTCATGAAGATAGATTATTCTATTCAGGAGTTAGTGATGCCCCTCAAAGGGTGGATGGAAGTAAGCCGGGAAGTTATTTTGATATGTCCCCTACTGAATTAAATGGGACAGTTACAGTTGGAAATGCAGTTAGCGTAAGTCTAACGGCCAATGAAGTTAATGATATTAAGTGGATTGTCTCAGATGAGAAAGGACTCCAAGCGGGAGCAGGCGCAGGGGGAGAATGGATAGTTAGAGGGGCAAACTCAGGAGATGCGATTGACCCAGGGACAGTAGTATTTAAAAAATCTACATCTTATGGAAGCGCCCCGGTCCAGCCAGTTCAATTGGGTAAAGCCACATTTTTCGTTCAAAGGTCCACTAGAAAATTAAGAGAACATACATATTTTTATGATGTCGATGGGTTTAGATCACCAGAGATGACAGCACTTGCAGAACATATTGTGGATGAAGGCATACTTCAATTGGCCATACAAAAAGAACCACAGCAAATAATTTGGGCAGTGACCGATAATGGCAAGCTGGTGGGGATGACGTATGAAAGAGATGTCGATGGAATAAAAGCAGGATGGCACAAACACATCCTGGGTGGGTACGGAAATGCGGCAGACAATGATTCCATAGTAGAGAGTATATCGGTAATGCCTTCGCAAGACACAACGTATGATGAGTTGTGGATTTCAGTTAAAAGATATGTGGACGGGGGCGTAGTCCGGCATGTGGAAAGGGTTTCCAGAATGTTCGACGACATATCCCACCCCATAGATGCAGTGTATTTAGATTCGTGTGTGGTTCAAGATGACACGTTATTAATAACAGGCGTTACAAAAGCTAACCCGGCAGAGGTGACAATATCTGCTCACGGATTAGCTAATGGGGACACTATAACTATTAATGGCGCGACGGGGATGACTGAATTAAATGGAGGGGTGTACGAAGTGGCGAACAAAACCACAAATACATTCGAATTACTGGCCGTGGACAGTAGCAGTTATAAGGTATTCGTGGCATCGGATACGGCCTTAGCGAGAAAAAGATTAACAACAATATCGGGGCTAGCTCATTTAGAGGGGCAGGTGGTAGGCATATTTGGTGATGGGTCTGCTCAACCAGAACAAACAGTATCCAGTGGGAGCGTCACACTACCAAGACCAGCAGGAAAAGTTTGTGTAGGGCTTAGATATAACAGTGATATTAGATTACTGAGGCAGGAAGCAGGGGCCGCAGACGGGACATCTTTAGGGAAAACAAGACGTAGCCATAGAGTCGGGGCGCTACTGTACAGAACAAACAAGTTGAAAGTAGGATATAGCTTCGACGACATGACTGAATTGATATTTGCAAATACAGAGGATTTAATGGGGCAAGCGGTGCCATTATTCTCAGGAGTTTTTAGTACAGAGCTAAACTCAGGGTATGGTTTCAATGCACAACTTTGTGTGCGGCAATCAGACCCGCTACCAGGAACTATACTGGCCATAATGCCGCAAATGGTGACACAGGACAGGGGTTAATAATATGGGGGCAGAAGCAGCCGTAGTAATGGGCGCAATCGGAACGACACTAAATGTTGTCGGAGGTCTTGCTTCGGCCAATGCCAAAGCAAAACAAGATAAATACCAAGCAGAAATAGCCAGACGAAATGCTAGATGGACCCGGGAAGAGACAGCATACAATTTAAAGACCACAGCATTAGATGGTAAGAAAACAATTGCAGGAATTGAATCAGGGTTTCGAGCAGGTGGAGTTAGGGCCACAAGTGGAAGTGCCATGGATATACTATTGGAAAACACTACGAGACTACAGCAAGATTTAGATTTCATGAAAACTACAGGCGAAAGAAAAGCTGCAGGGTTCGAAGCTGAAGCAGAACAGTATATGCGAAGGGCGAAAGCGACTAAGAACTGGGCACCGATAGCAGCATTAGGTCAAGGTACTTTTGGAGCATCTCAAGTCGTAAGTATGGGGAAATAAGATATGCCAAGAATACAAGAATATAGAAGCCAAGTAGCGGCACCTGGGGCGCAGAGTGAGAAAGTTATAACTCCATTTGATGCTGGGGCGGAGATGTCGCGGTTGGGGAAAAATATTGCAGGGACCGGGCAGAACATCCAGCGGATAACTGATTCTCAGGAAAGAGTGGATGCGGCCAATGAATTGCAAAAAGAAATACGAGGGTTAAGCACGGCAGTTGATGATGCCAGAGCTTCCCGGGAACCAGGGGACGCAGAATATACCATTAAAATGGAGACTAAATTCGAGGCGAGAAAAGAAGAACTAAAGGCAATGGCCGATGATAAATATGGGTACAAAGCCCGGAACCTGTTCAAGTCCAAAGTCGATGAGATGTACGGAAGGGCCTTAGATAAAGAGAGAAATTATCACAATGTCCAGCAGGGTAAATTTGCAGTTACAGAATATAAAAGAAATCAGGACGAAAATAGAAATGCATTGAAAGCCCACCCAGATATGGTGGATGACATAAATGCAGGAACTATCGACTATATAAATACTCTCCCAATATATGATGACCAAACTAGGGAAGGGCTTTTAAAAGCTGCAGTTAAAGATAACTACTCTGCGGCGTTAGAGGGGCAAGTAACAAACATACTTTCGAGTCCTGGTGTTAGCCCAGGGTATGTGGGGCAAGTAATCAATGACCTGGAATCCGATGAAAATGTATTTAAAATGAACGCAGGGGCAAACACATATCGGAATGAACTGAACAAGTTAAAAAATCACAAAGATATATTGGGAAGACAAAGAGATTATGAGTACGAAGACAAAGCTAAATATATGGTGGAACAATTACAAACCACAAACGACCCGGAACTTTTACAGCAATTTGCAAAAGAGTATTCCCCGGAAGCTATTGAAAGATCTAATCTAACGTCATCAAAAAAAGCATATCTAAAAAGAATCACATCATTGGCACCTGCAATAGCCGAACAAAATGCGTGGGCCAGAAAAGCCAATAGCTCAGATCTTCAGTCTTTCATAAATCACCCAGGGAAAATTGAAGAGTTCACAGACTCGAAAGAACCGTGGAAAACAATTCCAATATTTAATGCTAGGAAAAAAGCGGCAGAGAAAGAACTGAAACTTAGACGAAGAGGTATGGCCAGTTATGCCATTGAAAGAAATTCTTCAGTAAGACAAAAATACAATGATATAGAAACAGCAGAGAACGCAGATGATAGGGCACTTAAGGTGGCAGATTACATTGGCACCACGATAGCATATCAAAGAGGGATTGATCCTGGGGTTAGCCCATCCATTATACCTAAAGATAGAGTATCTCAAGTAAGGAACTTAGTTAAAGAAGCGGCGGCCACCCCAGACAGCGCGGGGGCGCTAAAAGAAACATTAAAAAATGAGATGGACTTTTGGGGTAGAAAACATTGGGGGACGGTAGTTAAGGATCTTCAAAAAGGAAAGGCGCTATCAGGAGAGACTTTTGTAGGCGCTATACTTTTGGGAAGCGAAGATGGCGAAGATTATGCAGACATGATGTTCAAGGCACACAGCTTAAAATCTTCAGACTTAACTGCGATAACCGGAGAAAAGAAAAGAAGAATAAAAAATAGAGCGGTCAAAAAGACGGCCAAATTTGCAGCGTCAATGTCCCCTTGGGGTGAAGAAGGTAGCAACGTGACGGCACAATTTGTAGCCGGGATCGAAAAAGCGGCGCTACATGCAGCAGTATCCGATGATTCAAAAGCAGTGGATGCAGTGGACGACTTAGCCGGAAAACTAATAGAAGAAAGATATGTCTTTGAAGGAAAAGTAAGGATCCCAAGGAAGTATGATAACCGCGCGGTAAAAGACGCTATATACAGAGGGCCTAGATTGATATCTAAAATGGAAGGTATCAAGCATGTACTCCCAGCAAACATGGACGCTAAACTGGACAAGCCAAGATACCTTAAACATTTAGTGGCAAATGCTGAGTTCATAACTAACCGAGATGAGACAGGGGTAATACTCTACAATCCGAGAAATAAATGGACATACGATAGGGAAGATGAAGAAGGAAATATAGTCCCCATAGAATTTACGTTTGAAGAACTAGAACAGATGTCGAATGATCGCCCTGTCAATCCCAGAGTAGGGATAGGGATGGGGGACATTTAATGTTATCAGGAAGTGTAAAATTAAAAGGGTCTTCAGAAGCATCTAGCGAAGATATTGAAACGGGGTTCACTGATTTTGTATCCGCTAAGTTTGACCAAGGTTTTTCCACTACTGATACTTTTCTCCCTAACACTGGGAAATTAATTTATGACAAAATAGCATATGAGATGACGGAGGATTCGGGGGAAGAGATTACCCGAGATCAGGCCAATGCTCGGGCAAAAGAATATGATATATATTTCAATGATCTCCCTGACAGTATTTCAGACTCTAAGTTCAAAGTTTTAATGGACAGAAAGATAGAAGAGAAACAAAGAAACGCCACGATAGAATCATATAAGGGTGGACTGGCCGGAGAGTTAGTGGGTGGATTAGCGGAGTTAGCAGGGAACTTTGCAGACCCAGTGGCCCTTGCTACAGCTTTTATTCCAGTTAGTAAGATTGCTACTAGCTTAGGAGTCAAAGGCCTAAGTATTGCTGGGACCACAGGTATTAAAAGAATAGGGACCAGAGCAGCGATTGGGGCGATTGAAGGGGCCGGAGGACAGATAGTAACGGAACCTTTAAATATGTTTATGGCCCAAGGATTGTATGAGGACTATGACATAGGCCAAGCCGCCGGAAACGTGGCAATGGCGGGAGTCGGGGGTGCCGTACTTCATAATTTATTTGGAGGCATTGGTGATTTAGTTAAATTGAAAAAGAATGCAGGAATTCAAGATGTATTCAATTCACTATCATCTGAAAACCAAGATCTATTTATAAAAACGACAGTGGGGCAATTTTTAAATGAAGCCCCAATAGACACTACATTGCTACGACAGGGGCAAGTGCTAGACGCGATGAAAGCCATAAAAGAAATAGAAGCTAAGATACTTGAATTTGACCAGGCAGGCGAAATAGAACTGAAGGCGCTACTTGAAACTAAGAAATTAGAAACCTGGAGAGAGTTAGGGCTAGACGATGAAACCATATTAAAAATAAACGTGGACGAAGAGATACCGAAACTAGAAGAATCATTTAGGGAAGCCGCTAAACGGCAAGCAGATATGGAACCTGGGGCAAAATACCTTGATGAAGATGTTGAAGTTAAAATGGCCCAAGACTATGAGAATTTAATTAAAGATTATTCAGGGGATTCTGCGGAAGAAGCAGTGTTCAAACAAGCAGATATAGAAACCAGAGAAGCAGCGGAGAAGATGGGGATAGATTTAGAGTCGTTAGACGCAGAATACAAACAGCACGATATAGAATTTAAAAAAGAAACAGAAGGTTTTAATTTAGTAACTGACTGTTTAATGAGGGGAAGATGAGCAACGTAGTAGATAACTGCGCGCTAGAGGCGCTGGATATATTAATCAAAGCCGGAAGAGAGCTAATGCCATCGGAGAAAGATACTTTAATAAAAGATCTAAAAAAGAAAGCGTCTGCGTTTGCCGAAAACATTGAAGCCAAATCTAATCCAGAAGAGTTCAGATTACGGATGACCGAGCAAGTTAAAAATGAAAACATAAAACTTCAAAATGAAATGCTGAAAAAGAAATACAATGCAGCTAAAAATAAAAAACACCAAGTAGATACTTATTCTTTTCTTAAGAATAATTTTGGGGATGTACCCCACGAAGGGCTTAGGGCGATAATTGAATCCTCTAATTTAGACAGGGCGGGGGCAAGGGCGGGTGTGGCCGGGCATATCCGAGCAGTGGATGCTAGTATGCAATCCGGGCTTTTGTCTGAGCTAACCAAAAATAAATTAATACCCGTAGCAAAAAATAAATCATTCCAAAAAGATATTGCGAAGGCCATGTTTGCGATGTCACACAAAGTACCTGATGAAAAATTATTGGAAGGCATAGCCCCGGAAGTGAAAGAAGTAGCCAAAATCCTCAATAAATATTTAGACATCGCAAAACTACGACATAATAAATCAGGCGGAAATATAGGTAATTTGGAAGGATATTTTGGAGCTAGGAAATGGTCGGCAGATAAGCTGGCTTCCGTACCCCAAAAAACCTTTGTGGCAGATATGCTTAATAGAGTGAACTGGGAGAAAACATACCCTGGAACATCACCCAAACACAGGGAATCTTTACTGAGTGAAGTGTATGCTAATTTGAGATCTGGGGTCCATGATAGCAAAGCTCAATCAAAAGGTATGGTAGGGTACTCAAATGTGGGGAAAAAACATGCCCAGGAAAGAGAAATATTTTTCAAGACGTTTAACGATGAGTGGGACTTACGAGCTAAGTACATGGACGATGCAGGGGTAGTTGAAGGAGTTAGCTCTAACTTAGCTAAGTTAAACAGAGATACGGCCATAATGGAAAAGCTAGGGGCCAATGCTGAAATGAATTTAAGAAGTTCGGTAGACATGATGATGAATGATCTCAAATCTCAGGGCAAGTTTGATGAGATGAAACAACTTGAAGATGCAATGTTTCATATGGTGGATAAATTAGACTCCCCGTGGAAGGTTATGACTGGTGAGTTAAGCCAAATGGGCGCTGCGGAACAATGGTTCAGAACATTATCTTCAGTAGTTGATTTAGGAACTGCATATGTATCATCTATTTTCGGAGATGCTCCAGGGGCCGCAAGTACATTAAGATATTTTACAGATAGAAAAGGCAAGCATGCTCTACACCAAACAATGTCTTCAGTAGAAAACTTATTAGACCTGATGGGAATAGCTAAGACAGATGCGGCTGAAAGACAGGCAATGGCGTCCATGTTAGGTGTCATGATAGACGGCATGGCGGTGGATGCTTCTAGGCTGGGGTACTCAGATGGCATGGTGGGGCTTCCTTCTAAAATACAAGATGCTTTCATGAAATTATCACCACTGAATAAGCATCAAACAAACTTAAAATTAAGAAGTGGCCTTGGGATAGGCGCATACTACGCTAAGTATTCAAACGTGGCGTTTAAAAATGCGCCAGAAGGGATGCAAGCGGGGCTGAGACAATTTGATATTAAGAGTCCTGATTGGGATTTAGCTAGAAATGCACCTAAGTTTGAGAGTCCTAAAGGTGATACTTTCATCCACCCTGACAAAATCAGATCAGCATCAGATGAATTAGTGGGCGCTCACCCGGAAGTTAAACCAAAACTGGACGCTATAGACGCAAAGGCCAGTAGTCTAAAACTCACGGCAGAAGAAATAAAGGCCAATAGAGCGGATATACATGCTAAGAAAATTCAGGAACTAGCTGATAGACGCGAATCCATAGCTGAAAACTTCGATAAATTCAAAGCCAAAGAAGAATCCCGACTGGGGATAGATAAATCCGAAATGAACGAAGCCAAAAGTTATTTGGATATGGCCAAAGAAAAAATAGAAATGCAAAAAGAGATGGAACTCATTGACCATGCTCTCAAGTTCGGCAAAGTGTCGGGCGATCAATTAAAAATAATAGATACTAGGCTTAAAAAACTAGGGCAAAAAGCGTTCTTCACTACCCCGAAAGATAGAAAAGCGGGGTTAAGCAAAGCGCAGTACGACCGATTTAAAAGCATGGTTTTAGATGGGGTGGAGGAACTAGAATATAAATCTAACAAGATTAAAGATAAGTTCTATACTCAGGCCAAAAAAGCTGGGGAGTCTGCGTATAAGAAGGGTGTTCAGGCAGGCGGCAAAATACAAAGGGCGAAAAGGGACATCAAAGCATTAGGCGAACGAGAAAAACTAATGCAAGAGAAATTTGATTATTTAGATTCTCAAGTTAAAGATATGGAGGCATCGGCCAACAATCTAACATCCCGAGAACGAAAACTATCCGAGTATGCCGATTGGTATGAAGCTAATGTAACCAAATTAAAAGACAAAGTGATATCCGAAAAAAGGGATGAGATAGCAAATAAATTTCAGGATATGTATTCTGAAATGTCCCGAATATCTGCCACTGAACCGGGGGTTTTTGAAAGATCTCAGACTCGGCAAGGTGGGGTGTTAGAAAGAAGTTTTTGGATGTATAAGAGTTTTCTCTTATCATTCATGGGCAATCACTGGGGAAGACAGATGCAGGGATATTCCCCTATGGCTTTGTCTAAAACTGACAGGGCAGCAGATATGGCCCACAAATTATTTACAGGTAATTTTGATGACCAGATCAGAGGCGTAGGTCATCTAGCAGCATCGGCCACCATTATAGGGGCAGTAACTATGCAGCTAAATGCAATGAAGAGGGGCCAGACTCTTAATCTCCCAGAAGACCCTGCACAGATGGCAGAATTTTTAGCAAAAAGTTTTGCTCAAGGAGGCGGTGCGGGCGTGATGGGGGATATGGTTTTAGGCGCAAGAACTGGTAAAGATGCAGCAGGAAATCTAGCAGGGCCACTAGGCAGAAGATTATCAGATGCAGTGGACATTATAAAAGGCGGGTACAAAATGGTGTCCGACGAAGATGCGGACTTCGGAAAAGATGTGGCAATGCCGGCACAAAACCTAATGTTCTCTGTACTGCCAGGGTATAATTCTATGATGTACGGTATACCTATAAAGCCCGTTATAGACCATCTATTCAGAAACCAACTACTAGAGGCCTTGAAGCCGGGGCATGTGGACAACTATATAGATAGAATAGAAGCAGACCCTACAAGAGATTTTATTTTTCAGCCTAATTAACAATGAGAGGGGTATATGACAGTAAGTAGTGAAACGGATAACAAAAAAACATACGTGGGTAATGGGGCTACAGATACCTTTGCTGCGTCTTTGTTTGTTAATTCCGGGGATTTAGTTGTTACTTTAGTGACAATCGCCACCGGGGTCAGGGCCTTACAAACGATAACCACCCATTACACAGTGGTGGGTTCGAATATTGTTTTTGTAACTCCCCCTGCAAACACAGTGAATGTTGAGGTGTACACAGACCCAGATACAACCCAAGGAACTGACTACATAAATAATGAGGCTTTTCCTGCGCAGAGTACAGAAAATGCCCTGGACAAACTAACCTTAATCCTCCAGCGGATAGAATATCTAGTGGGGAGGGGGGTTAAATTAGATGAGGGGTTTACTGGAACTTTTAATCTGGAACTTCCTTTTTTATTGGAGGCCAACAAATCACTTGTTTTAGACGGGGACGGGGAAGCCATTATCATGGGTCCGTCAACCAATGATATTGAAAATGCTCAAACATATGCGGGCAATGCCAGTGATTCTGCAGACGCAGCGGCGGCCAGTCAATCAGCAGCGTCAGCTTCCGAGACAGCAGCAGCTTTAAGCGAAACAAATGCAAGTGACTCCGAGACAGCAGCAGCTTTAAGCGAAACAAATGCAGGTGACTCTGAGACAGCAGCAGCTTTAAGCGAAACAAATGCAGGTGACTCTGAGACAGCGGCAGCTTTAAGTGAAACAAATGCAGGTGACTCTGAGACAGCAGCAGCTTCAAGTGAAACAAATGCAGCAGCAAGTGAAGCTAATATTACTGCTCTACTCTCAGGATTTAGTAACAAACAAGCGATAGCAGATTCTCAAACTAATACTGATTTAACAGCTGCCACAATTAATGAAACTCTTTTCTTCGGTGGAACTCTTGAATACATAGTAGTTAGAGGTGCAACTTATGAGTATGGAAAATTATTAATTACTAATCAAAGTCCATTTGCAATAGATCCATTAAGTAAACATGGAGATGCAGGTATGACGTTTGGTATAAATGAAGCAGCAGGAATAGGAACTATAAGATACTCTTCTGATGCTATAGGTACAGGGACAATTTATTTTAACTTTATAAAATTTGGAGCATAAAAGATGAAAAAGAAATTAACCTTAATTGGATTACTATTTATCAGTACAATTGCAATAGCTCAGACCTTTGGTGTCTTTAGAATATTTGAAGATTATATTTCCATGAGTGGAACGGAAGCGGTTAATGTACCAAAGGGTAGTACTGCTCAAAG